TGTAGAAATGTATGATTTTTGATAGCGCTTAAGTGGCTATCGAAACTTCGGGCTTGGCCGCTTTTATTTTTGTATTACGAGTAGCGTCTTCAAATTCTCGAGCTATGATCTCTTTAACAATTTCCTGAATTTTTTTATCAATATAGGACATATTAATATTATATTTGCCCTCCTTCAGGTGCTCTTGTTGCCATTCTAACTCCAAGGACTTCTTCGTAATGTACAGGTCTTGGGTCATTTATAACCTCCTCATAGGTTATCCATTTACCAGTTTTAATGGTAAATCCATTTTTTTCGAACTTTACCTCATTTTGTCCTAGTTTGTCAAGGATTGCTTTTTCTATATCTATGGCTGTATCCTTACAACTGACATTAAAGTCAGCATAATAGCCGTGATATCGAATTTGTACTCGGAAGTTTTTCATAGGTAATTTCTTACTTTATAGTCGAAATGAGGCGGTTTTGAGGCCGCCTCATTAATTTGTCTTAGTTGCTATTACGCACCTGGTGATCCGAAGATACCTCTCCAGTCAGACCAGCCGAAGCTGTATCTTTCTCGAGCTTTGTATCTAACGTTACCAGTTTCAAAATCGCCTTCCATAGCGGTTTTGATTGGTGCTCTAACAAAGTGTTTTAGTCCATTAGGAACATCTGTTTTAATGAACCATGCGTCAGTATCTGTTAAATAGTGATTAACCACATAACCTTGTGGAATCACATTCATAGATACAACAGCACTGATATCATTATCAGCTGTTCCAGTTCTACCGACAGATTTTAATAATCTTTCAGCAGTAAATTGAAGCGCCGAAGGAACAATCATTTTTCTTCCTTGAGCTGCAATTTTTAAACCACGTTCATCAGTTAGCGCAGCAATGTCAACCATTGCTTGCTCTAATGAAGTTTCGTTTAAGTCTGCTGCTGTTGATAGTTCATTTTGTTCTGTACCAGACACAATTACGTGTGCAGTAGAAAACAGTTCTAAACCATCTCCGCCAGTGTATGAGCTATTAAATCCTCTGTTAAGGACGTTTGCCGCTTTAACTTGTTTAGCATTAGCCATTGAACGTGCTAGTGCTTTTGTATAACGAGACGCGAGTCTGTCATACAGATTGTCTTCAATCGCTTCTTCAGTAATTGAAAACGCTAAAGCAAGCGTTTCATGCGTATAACGAGCTGTAAACGTTTCTTGTGCAGCGTCATAATTGACTGCTTGAACCTTCCGGTTTAACTCCAGCATTCGCGAATCCTGATAACATTACTTCTTCTTCAAAAGCTCTGTCTGAATTTTCAGTATCGAAAACGGCTGCATGCTCGTTAGCATAGTTTTTGTACTCCAGGCCAAATAGTGCATTTAAACCTGGCTCTAGTTCTTTAACTAGTTGTGCTCTTGATATAGCCATTATTTTATACTCCTATAGTCCTGTTATTAAGTTATATTTATGTTCCCCAGTATTCGCAACTACATAAGCATTAGAATTTGCCGCTGTTAAGTCTTGATTATCGGGATCTTTAGAAGTTCCAATTTGAGTGAACGTACCAGTCGCTGTAGTTGTATAAGTAGAAGAATCAATTTCCGCACTAGATTGTCCGTTAATTGTACTTCCACTCGTACCAACGTGATCATGGTTCGCATGATTATTGTTAGCTACAGTAGCTGTGCCATCGTGTTGGCCTTCAAAGATAATTTGAGGGTCTGCATAAACATTAGCAACTATGTCAGAAGCTGTAATGCTTCCTGGATAGTATGCTTTCCATGTTGGTTTACTTGTAGTTGGATCTGTATAGAAACAACCGTTAAACACTCCAAGGTGTTGGACTGCACTAACTGTTCCTAAAGTGATCTGACCACCAGCAATCGCCATGACAGGGGAACCGGTATAAATTACCTTTGTAAGACCAGAAGCAATTACATATTCTTCTGTTCTAGGTGTTCCGCCTGATAAATGCCTTACAGCTCTAAAGCCGAAGGCAGCGTCTTGATTTGCCATGTTTATCTCCTTAGTTAATAAAATTTCGTTGGGTAAGAATCGCTAATAAATTAGTCTTTCTTAGTACCACCGAAGGTTACACGGGACTGCCTCTCAGCATTGATCGGCATTCCTGGGTGCTGTTCCTTCATAAGATCGCTTTCAATCGCGTCGTCTTTGTCTTGAGTAATTTTTCTAAAATACTCATCGCGCGCTTTGACAATCTCTTCTGGTATCCTTGCCAGCAATAGGCCACCAACTCCGATTACCCCTTTGTATTTACCTTCCGTCATCACTGGATATTCTGATCCTGGATATTCATCTCCTCTTACGAGTTCATATCCTGATCTTAATTTGCCGGCCATGTTCTTTGTATCATCAAAGCCCATTGACTCGGCTCTTATCCATCTGTGATGGTACCCATCTGGTGCAGGGGGTGCATCTAAAGATGATGGTGGAGTCCATACTTTGGGTTTCTCTGTTTTAGCCCTAGTTTGGCTCGCACGGGAAGTTTTTATGTCGTCTTTTTTCATATGCTTTTAGCCTCCTTCGTGATTCTTAATTGTTTCGCATATTCTTCAAGTGGCACACCTAATTTTTTAGCGATTGCTACCTGAGATGATGTGAGTCTCACGGTGTTGCGACTAGGTCGTACACTTCGCGTCGCTGACGCTACTGTTTGTGTAGGTTTAGTCGATTCCTGAGACTTAGTATTACCAAATTTATGTGGGAAGTCAAGACGCATTCTCTTGTCTATCTCAGCATAATATTCGGTTGAGTTAGGGTCAAACCCTTCTTGCTCGGTTAGTTTTTTATGGTAGTCAAAAGCCGTGTAGGTCATGGCGTTGTCTTTGCCAAACCATTCGTTTTTTGAAGCCCAGTCCTCAGCCTTTGGATCAGGCGGTGGAGTTCTTCCAACTGTATCTTGTAGAGTCGGAGTTTTCACTTCCTGTTCTTTATCCTGAGACTGTCTGTCTTTTAAAGCGTTTAGACGTACTTCTTCAATACCTAACTGTGCAATGGACTTTTGTGCTTCCACTTCAGCATTAATGTCACCGGCTTCTCTTGCCGTTGTTAATTTAGCTTTAGCTGCATCCATTCCAGAAGCTACGCGATTTTCTAAAGCCTTCACATAATTCGGCTCCATTTTTGAAAATCTTGTTTTTAATTGAGAGTGTTCGTACTGAACGCCCTTGGCATAATCCAAAGCGGCATCTTTTTGTCTTTCCGCTTCACGCCACTTTTTCGTTAGTTTCGAAATTCTCTTTTGAACGCCTTCGCTGTATTGTTCTAATTCTTCTTTAGGTTTTTCTTCGGTCTTTTCTTCTTCCTTAACTTCGGGTTCCTGTTCCGTGGTTCGTGGCTCTTGGACCTTTTCTTCTGGTTCTTTTACCGGTTCAACGGTTTCAACAACCTCTTCTTCTTTTTCTTCTTTGATTTCGACATCCGCGCCTGGGCCGGTTGTATCGATATCAACTGTTTTTTCTTCGTCTGGCATAGTTCCTCCTATGGTTAATTATGATGAAGGACGGATTCAGGATCTTGTATCGTTCCTAAAACTTCGTCATCATTTAAGATGCGAACTTCTCCTCCTTCGATGGGTAGTCTTGATCCTGCGTAACGTGCAAAAATAACCCAATCACCTTTTTTGCACCACGGTCCCGTTGGAAACTTTTCTGTATCATGATAGGCCAACGGACCCATCGATAATACGTAACCACAATTAGTTGCGATTCTTAATTTGTCTAAAGATTCTTGCGCAATTAAAATTCCACCCTTGGTTTTTTCTCTGGGTGTAAAGGGTAAAACTAAAAGTCTCCAGCCGCTTGGAACAGGGAGCTGGGATTCTTGGTTTTTAATAGTTTCTGGATTTAAAGGTTCTTCTTCTTTATATTTTTCTTCCAAAGCATTTTTATGCTCTGGGTTTTCCTCTTGAGAGGTCGATAACGTTTCCTTGCTCATCTTTTTGCTCCTTTGCTTTTAGCAGGTTAGAGATTTCCTGAAGCATGTACTGATATGCACGTGCCTGTCCTAACATATACTGATATTTCTCCATATTGTCAACACCACCACTGATCATGGTGTCTCCAATGCGCTGAAGATTGTCTCGGATGATTTTTTGTAGCTTAGCAACGATAACTAAGGGATCCACTAGATCATGCCTTTATAATATTTCTCATAAGATGGATTTGATAATTTAACTCCACCATATTCACTTCGAATGGCTTTACCTATATAGCCACCTTCATTAACTTTTACTCTTCCACCTTTTTTAGGTTTTTTTTTATTTAGCGCTTCCGCCTTTTTTATAGACACGTTCGCCTTTTTTGTAGCCAAGTGTTCTAGCAATTGGTCTAGCTGCTGCGCCTAATCGGCCAGCAAGTGCACCGCCGAATTGTTTAGCAACTCGCACACCTTGTTTCCAAGATTTATGATCGTTTCTCATT